AGGATCGTTAAATCCTATTGATAGACCTTCAATACTTTTTGTAATGTCCTTGCGGAACTTACTAATGTCAAAAGGTTTTGCCATTTAGCTATCCATTTCCATTGATAGTGCTTCTTTGATTACTTCAAAGAGTTCTGCTTCAGTAGCGCACATAACTTTACAGTTTTTCCAATCGTTCTCTTTGTCTCTTCCACCAACTTCAATCATAAAGCCGTTATCATAACGATTGATAGTAAATGATTCATTTACTTTTGCTAGTTTGTTTAATTTCTTAGCCATGTTATTATTCCTTATTGTTTGTGTATGCCGTTAGTATATACTGTTAACGGTTGTTTGTCAAGGTATTCTGGACAATTGTCCGCAATACGTTCAAGTTCGTACTCGTTTGGAAAATGTCGCAATGCGGTCCTTGCTTTATCTCTGATAAGACTAGGCACTCTAGGTGTCTTGCCAGGATCGCATAACTCTTCCAACAACTTCTTACCCTGTTTTAGGGCACGGTATCGTTCATCTGGTAGTGTCATGGGAGTATTCCTTAGAAGGGGCCGAAGCCCCATCACCTATTAAGACTTGTTTTGTCTAGCACGAATCATTGCTAGAATGTCTTGTGCTTTGTCACTTGAAGGTTGTGCTGTTGGAATCTTAATTGATTCGGCTGCTGCCATTGCATCTTCTTCCCATGGTGCTGAAGTTTCTGCTACGGGTGCAGTTGCGGGTGCTCTAGTTTCAGTAGTAGCTGTTGTTTGTACCGCGGTCGCTCCTGCAGGTGCTTCTAATCCATATGGACGATAGTAACTACCCCAACGCTCATTATCAAACGGTTGACCATCAACTGATGCCTCAAACATTTCTTTGATAACTCTCAACTCTGCTTCAGTTGGCTTCTTAGGTAAGAAGTCAGCCATGTTAAACAAACCATGTGCTTCAATAGCGGCTTGTTCTGTTTCTGTCAATGGGCTTTCTTTACGTGCCCAGTTACTTGTAGAATAATCTGCGTAACCACCTTTACTTGTTTTCTTAACGTTGAAGTCAAGACCACGCATATAGTCTGTTGGCAATTCTTCCATTTCAGGATCCATCAAACTAGATTTGATGATTGTGAAAATCTGTGGACTAATAACAAATCTGCGAATAGGGTTTGCAGGAACTTTGTCATCACCCATTGGGTTTTGACGAACGAAACCTTGGAATAGATAACTGCGTTTCTTCCAATACTTGTTTGCCATTTCTTTCAATGTTTCGTCTTTATACCAAGGACGAACTTCTGCCAACACCGGGCAAGCATCACCGTACATTTCCATACACGGGACTTGTACAACTGTTTGCTTAATGTTGGGGTCACCTTTTACTCCATTGAATGGGAGTTTAATAATCTGACGCTCAACCCAGAAGAATGTATTGCTGTTATTCGCATCTGGTAAGAAACGAATTGCGGCTGTTGTGCCTTCGTCCATGTTCCAGTGTGGGTAGATTGAATTATCAGATTGGGTTCCAGAACCTTTTGATTGTGATTTGTTTTCTTGTGCCGCTATACGGGCACGAATGTCTGCTAATGATGCCATGATATTTTCCTTATAAAATTGAGATGGTCTCGTTTTTTAATATTCGCCACTACCTATTAGTGACTAACATTAGAGATAGTATAGCAAGACTATCTCTGAATGTCAATAGTATTTATCCCGTTTGTGGGTAAACACATTTTTTTCTATGATTTTTTAACCCTTTTTGATGGATGAAAGGTTTAAGATTCTATCCAATCCTTCGTAGAATAGTTTATCTTGTTTTTTCATATGAACTGTTGATGTTTCCGGTGGTTGTTGGAATAATTCAGTTTTAACAGTTGATAGAAAACCATTCATTGACTGTCGTGATATCGGGTTTTCACCAAGCTCAAACAAATCCTCTACATTGCTTTCAATCGCATATGCAATTTGATGGTCATTGTATGTAGGGGCTTTATTAGCTAATGCTCTTGCAAACATGTTTTTGAAATCATTGACCATAACAGGCAAATATTTTTTTAACCAATCTTCTGTCTCCGCATCATGGTCTAGTACTGGCTCAATAGGTCTATTGTTTGATAATTCAAATATTTTACTTTCATTAGTACCATTGGCAAATAAATCATATTGGTTATCATTAGAAGGTTCAATACCACGATCAGGTAATTTTCTACCTAGACTATTTTGTGAACCACCTTTTGAACCAGCCGGTGCGCCGCCTTGTGAGGCAGCGGCTGCACTTTTCCTAAGTAAGGGTTTGACGAATCCAATAGTAGATGCTAATTCTGCGGACATATCTTCAATGTCTTGCGCCTTCTGTTGAATTTCACCTCTTAAATTCAAAATGTTTGCTTTTTCTAAATTCATAAAATCGTCAAACTTATCTATTTTGTTTTTATATCCATCTACGATATCAGCATACTTTCTGAACTCGCTAGCGTTTTTTTCGAACTTCTCAGAATTTTTATTGATACTTTTTTGAAATCTTTGTTCTTTAGAATCTAATTCTTGTTGTGTAGCTTGAAGTTGTTTATAAACAGCGTCATAGTTAACTGTTGCTTTACTATCAATTTGATTTACCAAACTTCGTAGTTTTCTAACATCACTATTTTCTGCTGAAGGATTAGAAGCCAAAGCCATAATTTGTGCTTCCATTTCTTTATATTGCTGAGGATCCAAGTTTGGTTTATTTTTTAATTCTTCTAATTGTTTTTGCAATTTCTCTAATTCATCACCGCTTACTTTTGCTTTTTGCTTAGTATCAATACTACCGGCAGTTACCTTAGCAGTTAATTGTTTGATTCTTTCAACTTCATCTTCATTGGAATCTAATTCTCCCTGAAGTGTTTGGATAGCACTTCGTTGTGCATTGATTAAATTATTTTGAGAGGCATCGATTTTTTGTTGCTGATTTAATTTATCAGCCATATACAATGATAGTGCTTGTTGACTATCGTACCCAGGGAATCTTAACATGGCTCTCTGCATTAAATCCTGATCTAAGGATAATGCAGGAGTACTTGGTGCTTTCTCTCTCAATAATGATGATATTTTCATATTACTTTTTTAACAAACGCTTAATTGCATCTAGGTCTTCTTGACCTTCACCAACTAGATCACCAATCGTTGCTGGCTTATTTGCTTTAGGACCTTTGTTGCGCCATTGACCTGCTTCACCTGTAGCATAGTCACCTGCGAATTCATCTTCAGCTATAGGTTTTTCTTTATCACTAAACTCAGCACGGATGTTTTGCATTGTTTTTTCACTGGCATGTTTTTGACCAGCGGCGCGCAGTTTATCCATACCTTTTTTACCATACTTCTTAAGACCAAAAGATGCTTGTAATGCGCTTTCTTCCATATCACCTTCAATGATATCTGAATCATCCTTTGGTTTAGCCATGCTAGGTTTACCGTGTTGTGATCCTGCTGGAGCACCTACATCTTTTTGTAGTTTCTTCAATAGTTCTTCATCACTACCATGACCTAATTTGTCTAATACTTTGGAACCAGCTGATTTAACAGCACTACCAACTTTCTTGGCCATGTCTCCAAAACTACCTTCTTCAACTTCATTACCAGCCATTTTCTTAGCAGGTTCTTTTGTTAATGATGGCATAACTCTAGTTGCTACCTTAACTTTAGGATTACCTGGACCATGACGGTTAGGTTCATGTGCTAGTCTTGGATCTTTTATTAAATCGTGTAAATTAGTAACTACTATATCTCTCTTGGCAGTAGAGTTACTATTGTCAGGAAATCTTTGCTCATCTAATTCTTCTTCAAACATACTCTCATCCATATTACCCAATGAACGTGCTACTTGTTTTACCCAACCACTTACATCGCTTGATCCAATTTCTTCAACGTCACCTACAAAATCTGCAACGTCGGCAATAGCAGCCAATACTTTATCAGGACCGTGTTTTAATAATTCAGGATGTTGACGTATAATGCGGCGAGTTATTGCACTTACGACTGGATCATAGATATCATCTTCTGATTCTTCTAAATCAAGTGCTCTTAAATTCTTATCATCTGTTCTTACATTGTGTGCTAATGTCTCAGCGCCAGGAGCTTCTGTTAAACTATCAGCCCATTCTGCTAATTCACCAACTTCTTTCATCTCTGCTACTTTCTTCTGTAGCTTACTTAAGATTGGCATTACACTTTCAATGCGTGGATCCAATGTCTCTTGTACAAACAACTCATTTAAGTTTGTTTCTTCTGTCTCATCTTCCATCAATGATGGTGTCCAGCTTTCAAAGTAACTGTTGTAACCACGATGACCAGTCATTCTGCTTAATGTTTCACGTAATGATTGATAGTGATTTACACCTTCATTAACTAATCGCTGTGCTGATTCATTAAATTGTCCATTGCGTGTAGCACGAACAAATGCACCCATCTTTTGATATTCTTCTACTAAACTTGTAACGTGATTCCAACGCTCGCCGTGTGGCTTATCACCTTCAGCAATTAGTCGGCCATATACTCTAGCAACACCAGGCTTAGTTGTAGGTGCTAAGAATCTTTCACCTTCACTGTTCTCTAAAAAGATTTTGGCAATATTACGATAGCGTTGCTCACCTTCTTCGATTTGGCGAGTATGTTGTAATACGATTTTTACACTAGGCACAGCATCGCTGTAACTTGCTTTTTTACCCATTGGGTAATAACCTTCTGATATTCTTTCTTGCTTTTTCATATATTCCCTTTTTGCCATATCATGTTTTAAATGGTCAACATTGCGTAACTCAAAACTCAATTGATATTTCTGTGAGAAACGCTTCAATTGGTTTAAAACTTTATACCAAGATTCATCTTCCCCGTGACTTTCTTCCTTTTCGCTGTTAGCTATGTCATCACTAAAGTATATAACAAGCTTATGCAATCCATCAATAGAGATAGTTACTTTACCGTAATCTTCCCCGTCTTTAACGAAATTGAATTGGAATACTTCTGCTTCTTCTGGAGTAGGAATTTCTTTCCCAGAAGTATCTAGCATCGTAGGATCAAACCCTTTACTATGTAAAAGGTCAAATAATGAACGGTTTAATGATTCTGAATTTTTTGGCATAATGTATTTATCTAATTTCTTTTAACCCAGCACCGCATAAAACGGTAATGGCATGATGACTTCATCGTGGTCTCTGATTTGTGTCTCTAAATCAAAGTGGAAATCACTCAATTGCTGTAACATTCTTGTCACTAATAAGCTGGCCATAATCAAATCATCAGTATCTCCGATTTTAGCCGCATAACTGCCGGAATTAGCTACAAATGCCTTTAGTTCACTTATAAGACTGCGACTATTTACAGTCATCTTTTTACTCTCAACCAATGTTTTAAACTTAGCACAGCTTGCTAATTTACTTTTATTGGTAGTGTTAAATCCTCTACGTCCTTTTCCTGCTTCACTGATGAACGTACCCGGAATATTTACCTCTCCGTATTCGTTTAGTGATATGATAGCGGCCTCACCGATTCCATTACATTCAATACTGTAATATATGTTATTGGGTTCTTTCGTACAATCTGCTATGTACTTGTTAATCTGTGCTATCAATTTAATTTGGCTAGGGATATCTGTTTTATTGTGCTTCCATTCACCGATCTGTGTTGTAGTGTTTGCTTCAAAAATTTGAATAGCAGCAGGATCACCACCTGTGCCCAAACTAGGATCTAGTCCCACACAATAGATATTACCCTTTTTAGGCATTTCATACCAACGAACTTGTCCCATACGGCTGATAGGTTCTATACCATCCATCATCAATAGTGTATTTGGATTGATTAATGTTTCATCAGCAATAATGAACTCGCAACCAATCTCTCGGTTAAAACGATCATCACCAAGCTGTGCTTTTATTTCATCGGCCCACTTTTGGTCTCGTCCAGGTTGTTCATTCCAATAAGCACGATAGGCTCTGAAACCGTTTACACCAAGTTCTGTTGTGTTACCAAACTCATCCTCAGTCTTGTTGGCACCCTTCCAAATATAAGCAAACTGATCTTCATCACTGTTTGGTGTGCTTGTGATAATAGCTTTACCACCAGTACTTAGTGTTGGGGTAATAGCTGTCCAGAATTCTTTAGCAATACTTGGTCTAACGAATGCAAACTCGTCTAAGTATAATAGTGTGATAGACATACCACGACCTGTATTTTCAGTAGTTGTTGCACTAACAATACGACTACCATTCTCAAAGTCTAATGAGCCTTTATTGTATGTTGTTACACCCGCTTTGATGTGATCTGGGCAGTTTTCATATGCGTAACGAATACGTTGCATGATCTCCTGAGCACCTGTATACTTGTGTGCCGCAATAAGGATTGTGCTGTCTGGCACAAACATAGCATACCAAAGTAGATATCCGGCCGCTGAAGTAGACTTACCAGATTGTCGTGGCATTAGACTGATGCTAAAGCGATATCTATGATAGGTATCAATCAATCGTTCCTGATAGGGCC